TAACAAAATCTGGACGTATATGTGTCTTTCCTTTTTCTTCAGCGACAGCTTGTTGGACACAATAAGGTGCTGAATCTATTACATTCAAGGTTTCTTCCATAATGGGATCACCTTGCTTTGATGCAATATCTTCATGAGTCGAACCAACTTCTGGCATATGAATTATAGGTTGAGTAGGAGGATCATGATTAGTCCACCATTTATCCTGCGGATTTTTATGATAGACCATATCAGATGTATAGTCCCAGCCTCTAAATTTAGCATAACACTTATACATATATTCTATAATACCAGATTTTCCTATTCCTGGTAATCCATATACTACAAAACCGATGGGTGCTCTACGACTCTTAGAACGGATACGATTATTAAGGTCATTATAAATACCTTGCAATTCATGTAAACGCTTTCTAAAAATTTTAGATTTAGCACCTAAGGTTTGAAGAGAAAGTCCAGCTTGTATCTCACGAGCTAGAACAAGTATTAAATCATCAATAGATTTTCTACCTACAATATCATTATTTGAAAATGCTGTTATTATTCCAACATAAGAGGATTTACAGTCCAAGATCAATTGATCTGTACGTTCTAGCCATTTCGTTGTATCATTTGAACCAGCAATAGCTGAATAAATGCTACCGCTAGTGGCGTAATTAATACCAAAACGAACCAGATCATCGATCATCCCAAGGACAACACCAATAAACTCCATTAAGCTAACTTTCTTTGGAGCTCCCAATGTTTTAATAAAAGCTTGGGTGGTTTCCTTATCAAAAATGTGAAGTCCAACTAAACTAAGTAAAAAATTGGAAATTGATTTATAAACTTCACATTCAACAATAATATTGTGAAATCCTTTAAGACTGATGGGTGTACTTTCAAGCACAGTTGTGTCATCACTTTGTGCAGTATTGACAGCCCTAGAGGACCAGAGATTATTAAAAATTTCAACAATATCGTCGAATTTCTCATCTATTCTATCTCCAAATAATTCAAAGATAATTAGACAAAATATCAACATCATGTCTTTTTTGCTCTTTCTAGTTAATAATAAATAACCCAAGAGAGCGGCTTTAGACATTCTAGAAAAACTAATGTTCTTCAAGAAAGCTATTCCAGCGAATTTTTTACAATCTCCGTGGAGTTCGTTCACAAAATCACTAAACGAATCAGGTAATCCCGATCCATTAAATGCTGAAATCACAGATTGATATAGATTTTTTGTGAACTTATTTTGTGCAACGTTAATGCCTTGCCTTTTGAGGTCGGCATACACTGCATGTTTGGAGTTATTCCACGACTCCTCGAACGAGAGATTTCTCGGTCCACTCTTAATATCCTTCTTAAGAGATTTGATGGCCTTTTTAAAAGAGCCATTAAGGTGGTGAGTTGACGCTTCACCTTGCGTTCTGGAGAGATCAGCCCCAGGTCTGATTGAGTGTAAGTTATCCATAATGTCATGAATGCTCAGCAGCTCATAAGAATTAAAACACCCGAAGGTGAGTATAAAAAGTCCCCTGCTCTAGGGGGTATGGTGTATCTAAGGTACTCCGCCTTGCTCATCCACTAAACGTGGCGAACGAAGTAACGTCTGTATTGTTCCTATCATAGATACGTTACAAAAGCTACTACTCATAATGAGTAAAATTGTACAGCTTATAGTGTCGTAGCTTTACAACACTTAGCTGCGCCTTCTAAATAAAATAGTTGAAGGCATTACAACGGGTAACTAATCCGTGTAATATTATTTAGGGGGTCTCGAGTTTTAAGAGTTTCGAACTCTCTATAGTTTTCAGACATAAAGTCTGAGAACAAGCCTTAATCAAGCAACTCTCAACGAGTTAGAGATTGACAAACGAATGCTCAGTTACGAGCCTTCAGGATGCCAAAGTACTAACACTGATGGAGCTAGTCGACAAATGCTCGTTACTAGTAAAATCGGAACTATAGTAAACCGACATGCAAACAACATTGTGGTATGTATTACCACGTATTATTTAAAGCACGATTGACAAGAAGAAGC